CTAATCCACGATACAGTAGAGAAATAAGAATTGATAGAAATAAAACTTGTGTTTATGCTGGTACTAGTTCAGCGCTTTCAGCTTTGGGATATAATGTTTATTCAGCAGTTATTGATGAGGCTAATTATTTAGAAGTTACTGAAGATTCTAAAAAGACTGATGATGAAATGTATGACGCCGGTGAGGAAATGTATAATGCAGTAGTAAACCGTATGACTTCTCGTTTTATGAAACATGGTAGTATTCCTGGAATTGTTGTATTAATTAGCTCTCCTCGTTATCCTGACTCATTTCTTGAAAGAAAGATTAAGGAGTGTAAAGCCATAGGGGGGGAGAAGTTAAATATGTTTTGGAGGATGAGGAATTTATGGGAGGCAAAGGGGCCTAAGTATTTTAATATGGATAAATACTTTGAAATAGATACTGATACTCTTGAAATTACTAAAGAATCAGTTTGATCATTCTAGATATTGAGACTACAGGCTTTAATCCTAAGCGTGACAAGATTATAGAAGTAGCTGCATTAAAATGGGAGAAAGGAAAAATAGTAGACCAATTTTCTACTTTAGTTAATCCCATTAAACCCATTCCCACCTCAATCACTCGTTTAACTAGCTTATCACAAGCAGACTTAACTTCAGCGCCCCTTTTTAAAGATATAGAGTTAGAATTGTTTAACTTTATGAAAGGCCATCGTATTTATGGGTATAATGTGGCGTTTGATAAGCGTTTTTTGGTGAGAAATAGCAAAAGATTCAATTGTTTTATATTTAAGGATTATCTAAAATTCATCAAGAAAAGAAGGCCGAATTACACCGACTACAAGATGAAATCAGTTGCAAAGAAATTAGGGATTAGAATAAACCACTCTCATCGAGCTGTTGACGATGTTAATACTTTATGGGAAATTATGAGGAGATTAGGATGGGCTTAACATTCAATTTTTTAAAAAAAGCAAAAGTACCAGATTCAGTAATAGACCAAAACTCTGAACCTACTACTTTTGACTATTGTATTGAATTAGTTTTGGGACATGAAGGAGGGTATGTAAATGACCCAGATGATCCTGGCGGGGAAACTAATTGGGGTATCTCCAAAAAAGCATACAAAAATTTAGATATTGCTAATCTATCAAAGAATGATGCTAAGGCTATTTATAAAAAAGATTATTGGGATAAATATAAGGTGGGTAAGTTACCTCCGAACCTTCGTTACCTTTATTTTGACATGTGTATTAATATGGGTAGCAGAAATGCTGGCCGTGTTTTACAGAGGGCTGCTAATGCTAAAAATCCTGCCTCAGCTAAGATTAAGGTTGATGGTATGATCGGTCCGAATACTATTAAAGCTGTCAAGAAAGTTGAGCAAGGCAGACTAAGGTCTGAACGAGTTTTGTATTATGCAAGAATTGTTATTAAAAAACCCGTTCAATATAAATATTGGTATGGCTGGTTTAAAAGAAGCCTAGAGGTATAATGCCCGACTTGCCCCCGAGAAAGCTAACTATTTATGCTTATGATCCCGAAGGTTTAGAATTGGATGATTGTTTACAAGTGTTAAAGGAATTTAGAGAGAGAATCCCCTCTCGTATTGAAGGTGATAATTTATCTTCTACAGAACTAGGCTATATACAGGCTATGTTGAATGTAGTTGATTATATTTCTATCCCGGAGAAAATATTAGACGAAGGGGCAGAAGCATAATGTTATTAAAAATACCTTTAGAATTAAAACCCAACTATCTTAGAGATCCCGAGAATTTTTTAAGAGATATTGCTTGTATTCCTACTGATTCTACAAGACCATTTATTAGGAGTAAAGAAAAGATAAATAAATTAGAGAAAGATGGTTTTCAAAACCCCTTTGATGAGGACAAGAGGGTATTTCACCCCAGTTTTCAAGCAACTCCCGATACTGTACATTATAATCGTTATATGCATATTGACTTGGGTTTAAAGAAGGATGCCGTAGGTATTTCTATGTGTCATGCTCCGCATTTTGTAGATAGAGTAGTTCAAGATATTGAATTTCAAGGGATAAAAACTAGAAATGTTAGACTACCTTTTATAAAATTTGATTTTTTAGGGAGAATTAAAGCCCATAGAGGGGAAGAAGTTTTATTAAGTGAGGTTAGGGAAATTATATATGAAATTCATAGAAGAGGGTTTTATATATCATTATTAACCTTTGATGGCTTTCAATCAGTGGACTCTATTCAAATTTTGAGAAATCAAGGTTATAAAGTGGGGCGACTATCTATTGATAGAACTGCTACTAAATTAGTCTTAGATAAACATGCTAAAAGTGATGATGGTATTAGAAGGGTTTCTACGGAGGGTCAGATAATGGGGGCTATGCAATCATTGAAAGATGCTTTATATGATTCTCGCTTATCAATCCCTTACCACGAATATTGGAAAAAGGAAGCCGATGGGGCTGAGGTTGATTATAGAAAAAATAAGGTAGACCATAAACCTAGAGGAACTATAGATTTACTCCAGAGTATGGCAGGGGGCATTTATAATTTAGTAAATAATGAAGTAGAATATGATTTTAGAGCTGATGAGAAACAAGATGATTTAACTGGGGATAGTTTTTTTGATAGCTATGAATTTGATGATGCTCAATATTATAATTAAAAGGTGAATTAATGGGAAAAATAAAAGACTTTATTAAAAAAATTAAACCTTATACTAAAGGTCAAGTTGATGATCTTCTAGCAAGGGAAAGAGAAGAAGCTACTCAGGAAGAAAAGAGGTGGCACACTAATGGGAACAATCCTGATATTACTATGGGAAATGAACCCCCAGATTATTTTTACTTATATGAGCAAAATGAACCCAATATAGGACAGAATAAAGATAAGAGGGCTATGGAACATTTTGTTGGCGGATATGATTATTATGGCTCTACCTATCCTGCTTTTTATTCAGACCAGGCTGTTGACCAGTTATTTACTATGCAAGAGGCTGTATATGTAAAATATTTTAATGACCCCCATTGTCGTTCTATTATTGATAATTGGACAATGTATACAATAGGCGGTGGATTGAAATTGAATATTGATAATCCGAAGGTAGAAAAAGTAATAAGAGATTTTAGATCAGCCAATGATATGGTTAAGAGGGAGAAACAGTTTATCAAGATGTGTTACATCGAAGGAGAGTTGTTTGTTTCTTATTATATTAATCCAGTAAATGGTCAAATAAAAGTTAGAAGGATAAGACCTTCAGAAATTGCTGATATTGAAACTCACCCTGAAGATATTGAAACTAAATTTTCTTATCATTGGGAATATGATCATTCTCCTATGGGGACTCAGCAGACTTATAAAAAAGATGTATGGGTACCCGATATTGGTTATGGCGACTATCTAGCTTCTCCTTTTGGGAAGAGGAGTTCTAAAAAATCTAAAAAGAGGGTAATTAGAATGCCCGCTATTCAAATGATGAAAATGGGGATTGATACTGAAATAAGAGGGAGAGTTCCTCTTTCACCCGTTTTAAGACATTTAAAATATTATGAAGATTGGTTGATGGATAGAATCAGATTAAATCATGAAAGAGCTAAAGTAGTATGGATTAAGGAAATAAGAGGTAGGATGCCAGAGACTACTGACCGGAAGCGGCGAGCACCTCGGGGCGGGGTCATGCTTGTTGAAACAGAGAATGTTAAATACAGAATTGAAAAGCCTTCTATTAATGCTGATGATGCAAAAGAAGATGGTTTACAGATATTGTATACTATTGGGGCTGGAACCTCACTCCCGATTCATATATTAAATCAGAGGTCTGACCAACAGGTTTATGCTTCAATAAGAAAAGCTGATACTCCTTTTAGTCAATATATTAGAGGGCAACAGGAGTTCTTTGAATCAGGCTTTGAAACTATGTATCGAAAGGTTATTCAAGCTGCAGTTGAAGCTGGAAACCTACCTAAGAGAGTTAGAATTCCGGAATATAGTCAAGAATCTCTATTAGAAACTATGACCAAAATCAATGAAATGATTGTAGATAAAAAACCTATAAGTTATATAAAAGAGCAAGCAGAGAAGATGCTTCAACCTAATCTTTCTTACAAACCTGTAAGTACTATAGATATCCCTTTAGGTATGGAATTCCCTGAAATTATAAGAGAAGACCTTGAAGCACAAGCTCAAGTATTTAAGATACATAAAGAAATTGGAATTGCTTCGGCTGCAACTCTTGCAGCTAAGGCAGGTTATAATTGGCGACAGGAATTAGCTAATATGTTGAATGAAAGACAGATGTTTCCCGAACCAGAACCTGGGGCTAAAAAACCCCCTTCAGAAGAAGACAAAGATACTAAACCTAAACCAACTAATGAGAAACCTCCCAAGGGGGGTATGGCTCAAGCGGGCGACCGTTTTATGGGAGTATAAGCATGGATAAAATGAAAGGGGTTATTTTTGAGAGTGACCCTGAAGATATAACTCAAACTGAGGCTATTGAAGAATTAGATAAATTAGTTAAAGAATGTTTATTGATATTAAAGTTAAAAGGTCAAGATAATCCTTATTGTTTTGATTTGAATAATGATCCATATTTACGTAATTTAATTCTTGCTAAAATGAGTGAGGATAATGATCCGGATCTAGGAAACTAATGCCTGTAAGAAAAACTTCAAAGGGCTGGTACTGGGGTTCTAAAGGACCATTTAAAACAAAAACTAAAGCTAGGCAGGTAGAAAAGGCCGCTTATGCTAGTGGATACAAAAAAAATAAACGGAGAAAGAAATAATGCCAAAACACTATAAAAAGAAAGTTAAAAAAGGTAGTGCAGCAAAAGCTAAAAAAGACCATAAAAAATTAGATAATAGGTTTAAAGGTGGCGTTCGCAAAAATAACAAAATGAAAATTAAGAGTGGCCCTAATGGTCCCAAAAAGAGGAAAAGGAAGAAATAAATTATGGCTTCTGCTAAAAAAAAGACATCACCGTTCGCTCGGATGGGAAAGAAGAATGGGAGATGGAAAGGTGGGACTAGTAAATCCTATTATAGAAAAAAAGCCGGAGCTAAAAAGGGACAAGTAGTTCATCACAAAGACCACAATAAAAAGAATACAAAGAAATCCAACCTTAAGCTGGTAAGTAAACCCCAGCATAATAAGGAGCACCCCGAAAAAGGAGGGCACCATCCAAAAGGATCTGGTAAGCGGAGACGGAAACGCAAATAAACTCACTGCTATTCTTACTTCAGTCGATTTTTACGACTTCCTAGAATTAACTATACCTCATAATAAAAATTGTTTTGATGAAATATTAGTAGTTACCAAACCCTCAGACGGTAATACTATAAATACTTGTGAATCCCTAGATGTTAGATATTTAATTACAGATGCGTTTGGGGATAGATTTAATAAGGGGGCTGCTATTAATGAGGGGTTGAGATTATTAAAGTCTGAGGGTAATCAATGGATTATGATTACCGATGCTGATATATTTTGGCCGGTAGAACTTAGAAAATTTTTACCCCCCTTATTTCCTGATCATTTGTACGGGTTTTGTCGTAGAATTATTATGAGGGAAGATTTAGGGATGTATCTTAAAAATCAGATGCATGTGGTGGTAGAAGATATTGATGAATTATTTTTAGGGGGTAATTATGAGGATATGGCTACTATGGATGATTTAAAGATGAGATTACCTCATGATGCTCTAAATTCTCTTAGAGTTAATTCTTTATTTTTAAAAATCGAAGAACCTGAGACTTTTACCGCTATGGGTTGGAATTCTGATGTAGAGTCTACCAAAGAAAATCCCTTACCTTTAGGATATGGTCAATTATATAATTGTCAGGTTAATGATAATTGGTATCCTGAAGATTTTGACACTGCTGCAGGATGTGACTCTTATTTCTCTAGTTGTTGGCTACAAGATAAGAGGGTCTTTTTAAAGAATTTTTCG